GAAGCTACGGCTCACGAACTTAAGGCCGCTTGTGATTGGCTAGTAAAGAATGACATCAGTGGAGTCGCTTACGAGGGAAACCCACTGCACAAACTGGCAGCAGTAATGCCAAAAGTAGACCCAGAACTAGTACAACGGAGATTGTATGGCAGCAAAGTACGCTAATGGGAATAATAAGGCTCAACAGAAAGCCTACAATAAGACAAAGAAAGGTACGGCACTGAGGGTTAACGCTAATAAGTTAAACCGTAAGTTAGGAACCTACGGTAATGGTGACGGTAAAGATGCTGCCCATTATAAAGGAAGTACTACTAAGGGGAGGTTACAAAGCCCTAGTAAGAATAGGGCAAGTAGACTGAAGATTAGGAGGTAGAGATGGCTTATCCGAGACGCGAACATGATCCAGAAAGAATAAAAGAAGATATGCTTATAGGGTCTAAGAAAAAGATCAACGGTGTGGATAAGTACTGGTCCGGTCCCGATTTAGGGTATCAAACAGAAGCAACTTTTGATAAGCTGAAGGAAGAGGGATACAAAGGCGACCCAGATTATATGTCATCAGGAGGGTGGCAATCACACCGTGCTAATCTTGGCATAAATAAAGTATTAGAGGCTGCTTCACCAGTAATAGAACCTGTTATATCAGGAGCACAGAGTGCATATAACCTTATACCAGAAAGATCAGCAACAAGAGAGTTGATCGAAGGTGGGGCTAGGAATCTAGCTTGGGGTTTAGGTAAAGTACAGGAAGGCATGACAGCTACATCCAGAGCTGCAGGTCTGCACCCATTTATTGGAAATACAATTATAGAGCAGGGTATCGACGCAGCACTACCAATGCTGCCTTTAGGTATACTTGGAGCTGTAAAACATGGTAAAAAGGCGAAAGGTCTCACCACTGGACAGCAGAAACTACTCAAATATCTAACGCCAGAAGCTATATCAGAGGTATCAGATCCTGGGCTTAGAATTCTGTATGGAAAAGCAGCTAAAATGCTTAATACACCAGGATTAAGTAAGAGAAACGCAGAGGCGCTTTTACAGACAGGGCCTGATAGCGGTCTTATCGAACTGTTAAAAGATGTAGATAATCCTGTGGTAATGGATAAAGCTATAACCAGCTACTTCACAAGGAATCCAATATATTTTAGTGGAGGTTATGGTTTTAATTTAGATCATTTAGTACCTATATCATCGACTGCTAAACTATCTTCTAAGGTTAAACCAGCAGTTTTTCAAGACGCATTAGCATTGCAACTTGAGAAGTTTGGTAGGAAGTTTGGGCATGACCAAGAGTTTAGTTTAATGCCACGACGTACGCATGCAGCAAAACATACAGGCACACCAGAAATAGGTGATCTTTCACCAGATTGGAAGACGAAGTATTTAGATGGAATCATAGACAGCTTACCGGAGAATGCATCAGTAGAGCAAGTAAGTGAAGCTTTATCGCAAATGTATGATACAAGTCTATACCATACAGGTCAAGCATTACAGTCTAAAGATTTCTTTTCAATTAGGGAAGGAGTAATGGAATCATTACCAAGTAATATACGGACAATACTTGGGGAGAATTTTGATATAACTGGTAGAATGTCCTCAGTTGAAGACCCATTAAAGTGGAAGCTGTTTTTAGGACATTTAAGACAGGCACCTGATGATGTAAAGGCGGCAATAAGAGAAATAAGTCAGGTAAAGAAATCAGAACTAGACAACCTTAAAGATTATCAATGAGCATTTCAACCCAAGCGATGACAGCAGCCGGGGAGGGCTTTATGTTCTCCCGTAAGGCTGCACCACCCAGTTCCTTTGGACCTGCGAAGGTGGTGAAATTAGAACCATTTACAGATGAAGAGATAGCGCAGTTAGATGCGCTAATCAAGAAGAACTTAAACGAACTATTTGACCCGATTTAACTATGGCATATACAGTAGGACCAGGGAAGAAGAAGAAGCCGAAGCCACCTAGTAAGGATATACTATCCCACTTTGAAGAAGGTGCGTTAGGAAAAGTACCAATCGTAAAAGATGCTATAAAAGCAGTAAGAGCATATAATAAAAACACTAAAGCAAAAGAAGATATCTATAAAAAGGTTAACAATAGATGAACTATTTGAACCATTATGAATGAAACAGCTCAAGCTTGGATGAGAGCATTCGCCTATGGTGAAGGCACTTATGATCAAAAAACAGGTGGGTTACAGTATAAAAAACGGTTTGGTGGTAAATCGGATGTTGATACCAGTAAACCACATACCGCAAAAGTAATAGGTGGTGGTAACAAGTATGCATCAGCAGCAGCTGGTTTTGGACAGTTCATGCCTGCTACATGGAAAGAGATTCATGGTGGTGTGAACGTACCGATGACACCGGAGAACCAGGAGAAAGCTTTCTACAAGTTAGCACTTAGGCGTGGTGTAGATATAACTAAAGACGCCTTCACAGCTAATAATGTAGCTAAATTAGCACCAGAATGGGCTTCGGCTCCAATGGTTAACGGTAGAAGCTACTATGGACAGCCTGTTAAGTCGTTTAAATCGATGGCAGCAATCTTTAATAAACATAAGCCCTCTTCTTTTACACAGCAGGCTAGTGCTAAATTAACAGAGTTATATCCTGACATTAAACCTGGACCAGCTAAAAATCTACAAATCAAACCAACTGAAAAGAATACATTCGGTTTAGGTAATGTGTTGAAAATACTTGGTAACACTTTCGGTAACCAATCTCAAGTTAGAGATCCTAGTATACCTAAAGATTGGCCATCAGGACCAGCGGGTGGACGACCACCTACTACATGGAAAATACCAGAAGATAGAAAAGATAAAAAATACTTTCCGTATAGACAAGCATGACAGACGTACTAACCGCCCTACAGGACGACTTTAAACTATTTCTACAAGCTTTATGGAGGCAACTTGACTTACCACATCCAACACGAGCACAATATGCAATTGCGGACTACTTACAACATGGTCCGAAACGGCTCCAGATCCAAGCTTTCCGCGGTGTCGGTAAATCCTGGATTACTGGAGCGTTTGTTCTCTGGACTCTTTTCAAAGATCCAGAACGTAAAATAATGATTATATCCGCCTCTAAAGAACGGGCGGATAACATGTCCATTTTCCTACAGAAACTAATCATTGAAACACCATGGCTGAATCACTTGCAACCCAAATCGGACGAATCCAGATGGTCGCGTATAAGCTTCGACGTAAACTGTTCACCTCACCAGGCTCCAAGCGTAAAGTCGGTGGGCATCACTGGTCAGCTCACGGGAAGTCGGGCCGACCTAATGATTCTGGACGACATAGAAGTTCCTGGTAATTCCATGACGGAGATGATGCGTGAAAAACTACTTCAATTATGCACTGAAGCTGAATCCATCCTCACGCCGAAAGATGATAGCCGTATTATGTATCTCGGGACTCCTCAGACTACTTTTACTATTTATCGTAAGTTGGCTGAGCGTAACTACCGTCCATTTGTCTGGCCCTCAAGATACCCAAGAAACGGTAAACTCAGTCAGTACGAAGGACTCCTAGCCCCACAGATCGTTGAGGACATCGACGGTGGGGTAGAGGAGTGGACAGTAACAGACCCAGATAGATTTGACCATGAAGACCTTCTAGAGCGTGAAGCAGCTATGGGACGGTCCAACTATATGCTTCAATTCCAACTAGACACAAGTTTATCAGATGCTGAAAAATTCCCCCTTAAAATGGCTGACTTGGTTGTTACCAGTGTCAACCCTGACACTGCTCCCGATACAGTCGTATGGTGCTCAGACCCTAGTAACGTTATACGAGGCTTACCCACGGTCGGCCTCCCAGGAGATTATTTTTATTCTCCAATGCAGCTCGGAGGCGAATGGACTCCTTACACCGAACGAATCTGCAGCGTTGATCCTTCGGGTAGAGGAACGGACGAAACAGCCGCATGCTACCTTTCTCAAAAAAACGGCTACATCTACTTGCATGAGATGCGTGCTTACAGAGAAGGGTACGTGGACTCTACCCTGTTAGACATCCTTAGAGGATGTAAGAAATATGGAGTTACTAAACTCCTCATTGAGTCTAACTTTGGTGACGGTATTGTTAGTGAGTTGTTCCGTAAACACATACAACAGACTGGTCAACACATGGACATTGAGGAAACTAGAGCAAACGTTCGGAAAGAGGATCGGATTATTGATTCACTTGAACCTGTTCTTAATCAGCACCGTCTTGTTGTTGATCGTGCTGTGGTGGAATGGGACTATAATTCAAATAAAGAAGTTGCTCCAGAACAACGACTAATGTATATGCTTTTCTACCAAATGAGTCGCATGTGCAGAGAGAAAGGAGCAGTTAAACACGACGACCGTCTAGACTGTCTCTCTCAAGGAGTACAGTACTACACAGAAGCACTCGCTATCTCTGCCGATGAAACAGTAAAGATACGTAAGAGAGAAGAGTGGGAAAGTATTCTTCAAGATTTTATAGAGAGTCCACAGAATAGTGCAAATCATATGATGTTAGGAATGAATAGAGAACAAAGAGACCGTGCAAGAGGTCAAGAAGGAGGAAAACCAGTCCCCACCTGGGTTTAGGTGCAATGACTGATGTATACAGGGGAAAGAAGGGTGGACTTTCTTCTGTAGTTGGGGAGTTAATTCTCCCCCTCTTCATTTAACCCCCATTAATTATGCCCCACCACGTAAAATTAGTCCATTGTACTGACGATGGAGACAGTTTAGTAGCCTATATGGCTAGAGTATCTAACCCTAAAGG